GTGGATTAGCTTTCACAACTTAATGGGTCGAGTTTTGGGACTACCTTTCTTGGGCGCTCGTCGTTCATTAGGGCAACCTAACTAGTCAGTACGTATACTGGCTAACTAAACGGCCGTAATCTCACGGAAATAGCACGGGCAGTTCATTAACAGCACCATTCTTCTCGGCACATTATCTGTCCTAGCTACATCCATAATTGACACGCAACCTCCCGTTTCTGATAGGGTACAGGGCCCTAATATTAAGTTTTCAAAGAGCTAACTTTGTATGTTTATATTGCGACGCATTTCCACATCGCAGAGGTCCAATTTGCTACTTTATAGCACGCTTGAACTGCGCTTCATTACTTCACCTAGGCCGGGTGCGCTATGTCATTCCCGTCGGCGTATACACCGGGTTGGCCGTAGAATAGCCTTCTAATACTTAGGAGGCCGCCTCTGAGGAGGCTGTTCCAATGGAACGTCCCACCGACTAGTTTCGCGCCTAGCGTTGAGATTCTCACTGGGTACGTATGAGCGAGGTTCAATTATGGTAAACTCCTTTTCACCAAGGACTTTGCCTCTACGAACACGCTCTCGCTCAACTTTTCTTCTTGCAATCCATGAGGGGGTTACAGAAGGATCTGGCACAAAGAAGATCTGCATTTCTGCTGCACTAGTAGAGCCAGAAGGGATGGCTGCACCTGGACTATTAAGTATCATATACGTTCCAGGCTCAGCTATTGCCCATTTGTTAACTGAGTAACATCGAGGAACAATATCACCTAAATAATCATTAATTGACAATGTCCCTCTATCATAATAAGAATCATTATAAACTGGGTCCAGCGTAGCATTATTTGCTGGCCCACAATCCAACTGCAATGGAGCATCCCACGGGTTAAGATCTGCAGTTGCGGTTATATACATGTTAATCCAACCTTTTTCAGGGGCATCAACCAATAAACAATCAGTGGTCGATTGAAAGTAGGAGTTAACATAATTAACATTAAGCGCACCAAAACCATGTGTGGCCATGCGCTTCATAAGCGAATCATTGGGGTACGTTCCATCCCCCCAAAAACCTTGTGGAGCTTCAGGATCAGTTATATCCACATACCTAACAGAGGTAACCCCGTTAACCTCATAATTTGGTCCAGGGGTGGGATTATCAATTTCCTCACTAACATGCATAAGCTTGACTCCCTCGACCTCTGACGCATAGGGCATGAACACTATCGAACATGTTAGGCCATCACATTGAGGATTTTTCCACCCTGCTGTGGAATGTGGGGGAATTTGGTAAATATTATACTCCCCAGCTTCAGATAGCCAGACCATAATCTCAAAGGGCATATCATAGCTGACCATGTTATTACGATCAACGGACGAATTTCTGGCAGGATTCTGGGAGAATGCGGGCAATTGAATACCAACGCCATCACCAGGTTCAGAAATTTTAAAATTATAGTCCCAAGGAACTGCCGCAGCTTGAGTAGCATTGCGGCGGACTTGTCCGCTAAATAAAATAAAACCTGATTGCGGAACCTTAACACGCAAACAGTCCAAACTCTTGTTTGGATAACCACTGCCGTCTACTGGAGGAATACCAGCAGTGATGTAAGAAACTTCCAACGATGACGAATACTGCCCACCGCTAGTCTGGTTCGCAATTGCAAACTGTTGCAAAAGACCAGGCACACTAGTAGTCGCAGCATCAGGGGCCGTCCACAAACTTGGCTGATTAACTGGATCATAAACTTTAAACATTGTGGAACTAGAGACTCCATCAGTCTCGCCGCCTGTAGCCAACACATCCGTTTTCTTAACATTCAAAGGATTAAGCAAATGGCCAGGCATTTTCACTCTCTTCATTGACGTAACGGTCTTCGGAACAAGAGAGAAAAGAAAGTTGGAATTCTGGGGCAATAGGGATTTGGCAACAGTAACGAGAGCCCCTGCTATACCAACTCCTTGGGCGGCCGATAGGAGGAATGTGTTGGATAAAACTTTTGACGTTTCTCTTTCAACATAAGACCAGACCTCCCCTGACTCCAAAATACTGCCCTTAGTAAGGTTCATCTGAAGGAACTCAGCCGCACGAGCTCCCCAGTTATTGGTCTCACCAACCTCCACTGTCAACAAAACATTATTGTTATCTGTAATTGACGTGGGAATATTGAAACTGCCAGACCCGTCAATATCAACGGGGAATTGCTGTATAATTTTTGAAGCAGCATTTAAAAGGTTGGCATTAGTGGGCGCCGCTGACACGACCTCAGTTCGTGCGCCCTGAGAGAAACTTGATGACGCTGGGTTTAACTGTCTGTTTATAAATTTAAAACGATAATCAACATCAACAGTCCAAATAACTGTTGCAGCAGACAAATTAAAACCTCCAGAATAAATGACATACAATATACCAGCTGTTGTCAAACGATCATCAGGTGAACTTGGTGAAATAAACATATCTGTAAACTTCTTATCTTTAGGTACACGCACCATACCATGCTTCGTGGCATTTAAACGAACATTGCCACTAGCACCAACAGCAATCGTCATATTCAGAGGACTATTTGTAAGTTGATCCTTAGGGTCTCGATCAACAAAAGCAATAGCTTGGCCCGCTGTTGTAAAAGACTGCGTGGTTGTAAAAGTGAATGTCATATCAACAATTTCATATTTCTCCCACAATTGCGATTCAATCGCAGCACGAGTTCCAGACCACATCATAGGATTGATGGGAAAAGTCATCAACACGTCTCCATTTACATTCGTGTTTGACATTGAGACTGTTCCTATATAGTCTCGTCCAGAGAAAATACATGAATCTCCGTGTGACCTTACACTCAAGTTTGGCTTTGAGCGCCTGGGAGCTGGGTTAATGATTGCTTGAGAGGGTCGTGGCCTAGGAGCCTGCACCTTCACAACCGGCTGCAATACAACCCGCTTCTTATTGCTCTTCTTAGGCCCCTTCTTCTTTTGAGGGTGAGCTTTCGCCTTTCCATTAGTTATAGTAATTTTAGTACCTGCTATTTTTCTTGTCATTTTCTTGGCTTCGATTTTTATTTCGCTTTTGCAACTTTCTACGCTTCGAGGTGCTCCTTGTAGAGTCATGGGCACCAAATCTTCACCAAAAAATAGCCGTTGAATATGTTCCTCAGAAGGAATTTGCCGCTTTGCCAGTTTCCAATCAGGATCAGTGCACAACACTGGATCAAAGCGGTCCATAAGATAAGATATTAAGTTACGCATATAATGCCGCAATTCAACATCTGCCCACCCAACACGCAACAGAGCACATGCGCGAATAAGGGTGTAAGACGGATCATCTGGGCGTTCTGAGTATAACAACGACGTTAACAATTTCCCCCTATCGTAAATGGGGATAGCCATGCCGTACATGAACGCGGTATGGGCTGACAAGAATCCAAGATTCTCAACGGGTTGTGGTTCACTATGCTCTGACGTGAGGGTCAAACCTAACAATTTGAACTCTCGGGTTAGATTCTCAACTGTCCAGAAACTTAGAGCTTCCTCTGAGGCTGAACAGGTGTTGTCATCGCCACACAAACATAAAACCAACTCCTCATCAAATGCGGTGTAATTGCGCTTGCCCTCGGGCGCCACTCTGATCCACGTATACGCTAATAGCAAATACAACAATAATGTGTTGTCAGCTATAGTGTTAACTGAACCAGATGGATTCCCGGCAAGCTTACGAACAAATACACCTTCAGACGTAATGATAACAGTATTTATCAAGTTGGAATAGTAAGTTAATAAGCGATTTAACATTTCCTGGGTGCGAAACTCATCATCTAACATTTTCCATCGGAAATGAGCTAGGGTCCATGACATAAAGGCCTTATGACTCGAGTCATATTGCGAAATGTCAAACTCATGCCCTTTAGAAAACCTCAGTAACTTCTTAATAAGCGCATTCCACCCACCATACATATTTGTGAATCCAACCACTGACGCTGTGCGCAGATGTGAAGCATATAATTTCTCATTCATATCCTCAAACAATCTATTTCCGTGCACAGTCATTTCCACGGGACCAGCAGTAAAAGTTCTAATGGAATTTGCCAAAATTTTGTCCATACTCCGCACTTCTTCTTTAAGAGAATTTCCAAAAATAGCGGTGTAATCAGGATCGTTGGCAAGACGCTCCCAATCCTCCTCTAACCAGGCTTTAACACCGTCCCATTCGAACAATTCTTTCTTCGTAGCGAATTTTCGAGTCCACGGATAGCCGGGAGAGGTTGTCATGTCCAAGTTCGCAATAACCTCCTCCAAGGTTTTAACTTTTGACCGTGACATATATGGACCAAAGTGGCGTTCTAGCCAATTAGCAGCTAGATCAAACGCCACATATTGATGGAGAGTAAGAGGCTCCGTACTCTTGCCGTATTTAGCCAAACTAATATAGGCAGCCTCTAGATTGGGAACTGGGAGTCCCCATTGATTACGTTCAACACTCTGCTCAGTGTCAGCCTCAAATGCTCTAACGTAAACATCCTCCTTCCTTCTATTGCGCGCTTTAAAATGTTTATGCACACTTCCCACAACTGGGAAGTATTTATCGGGGAGATGCTTGAGGTGCATATCACTCAAATATGCAAATGGTCTAAAACCATCTTGCAGATTTAAAGGATAACGCCTCCAGAACTCACCACCCTCGCTAACGAGATTAGTGATGGCTGGAGGCGTCACTGAAAAAGCGACGACCTCAAGGTCCGTTCATCCAGCTTAATCTTATTCAACATATCATCCGTAACTGGTATGAACTTATTAGTAGCTTCTCCTCCTGCAATATGGAAGCCGACAATTGCACCATCATTAGCTGAGTAAACAGGACCTCCACAATCACCAAATGTAGTCGCTGCATTATAATAACCATCTTTAGAACACCAACCAAATGACATGGCTGGCTCGACTTGGTCATCTGATGTGTAAGCAAAAAGAACAACTTGCTCACCAACAGGAGGCCTTAAACGGCACGCAAATGTTTGTCCTGGTTTGTTTCTGTCTTGGACTTTTCCAGAAATTTGGCCATGCGTAACAAACACTCCTAAATCATCTGCAATAGGTATAACTCCTCCATCCAACTTAAAGACACCGGACTCATTGGCAATCTCAGCTGGCCTTCCTAACTCATAAGAGTGTAAAGGCACGACAACTTTGTTGCCAACCACAGTGGCGGTTGAGTGAAAAGCGCCATCTTGCAAAAATTTAAAGACCCGGCCTGTTGAAAGACTCCAAGAGAGCTTAGTCTTTCCGAGCATAGATTCAGAGACCATCTTGTGACCGGATGCAACTAGATTGGATAAGTCTTTATTAGAATAGGAGTGGGCAGCTTTAGCCTTATTGATTGCATTTTGCATGCGCGCAACTTCTTTGGCTGAAAGCTTCAAAGGCTCTTGAGGAGGCTGGCGGCGAACTGGGATTCTCTGTGTAGCTTGCTTAACTCCTTCAAAACGTGAATAACGCTCAGAAGCAATTTCTGCCAACTCATCAGCTTCATCATAAGCATCCTTAATGCGCTGCTCTTCATCCTCATCTTCACGACCATAATACTGGATATCACGTTCAGCACTTCCGGTAGGTACATAAGTTGGGGCAGCTCTATTAGGAGCACGATTAGGTCTATAACGCAGCCTTGCTTTACGAACAGCAGGCTTGTTTTCAGCCACCAACTTAGGCTCAGAGTTAAAAGCAGGAACGCCGGGTGGAGAGCATCCAGCAAAATGAACACAATGGTGGCCACACTGTGTATTGCACGTGGCGCGGGCTGATGTAGGAATGGCGCATGGTTTAAAGTGCACACATTCCTTTTGGGTTGCTGGCTCATCTGGTATCTCTACAGCTTCCTCATCTCTATTCAAATACAGCCCTAATGCCACAGCAGCAGCACATAGCGTGGTCACTCCACCCAGAATTCCGTATTCAACTGGATGCGCCTTAATATGTTCTACCAATTGAGCACGGCAATCATCCATCCATTTCACTGTCTCTTGCCACCAAGTTTGTTCCTCAGTCTCTGTCATATCCTTTTGCCAAGCCACACACTGCGGATTGGGACACAACGGGTTGCTTCCAAAAATATGGCAACAACCTTGTGTGACCCCACACATCGCGTGACAAAACAAATTCCCAAATGTTGCTGGGGCAAACTTAGAGCAATCCTCGGGCTCCTCATCTCGCGCCTTCCTTAAATTAACATGATCAGACCACTGTTTTAACCCATGATTTAATATCATCATCTTGGTAGTAAACTTGTCACATTGCCCCGTTCCATGGGGTTGACAATAGTGATAAGTACGTGGATCTTCTTTCTTCCGCAAATGATGAAAGCACGCACAGTGGCAAGTGCCTTGAGGTAACATAGGCATACGCTCAGGTCTAGGAATATTATAACCCAACTTCTTGTACGATATTTTAACTTCCTTATCAACAACTTTCTTTGGGCGACCTTTTAACTTGGCTTTAGGTCTTCGCACTCCTGGAGGAAGATTTGTATTGGGAATTGCTCCTTGATGAACCAACTCCTCTGCTATCGCTTTATTCTCCTCTGGAGTTCGCACCAAGAGATCAGTCGCTTGAATGTTGTTGTGAACTTTAGTCAAAGCATCACGTTCTGGCGTTCCCAACGCCTTCGTACTATTGGGTTGAACGTCTTCCACAACGGTATCCACTGGATGACACAAACAACTACATCCAGTACACTCCGTATCACACAACTTGTTAACATGGCTCAAATGGCATCGACAAGGACAGGTCTTGTGCCGCTCTGAATCATAACAAATGATATCGCACCCGTGTGTATGAGTAACCTTGGAAACATAATTTTCTAAATCAGCACGTTCTATTTTGGCATGACATGAACAATCACACCAAAAATCAAAACAATCTTCTTCAGCACACGCTAACCCACAAGCATGAGACGTATGTTGAATATCATTCTTTGAATTAACGAAAATGCGCAACTGTTTCTCATTATCCCAAATTTCAGTACACACTTGGGCGATATCTTTTCCTTCATCCTTTCTCAATTCCTTATCTGTTTGGGTTGCAGGAATGAAGGACTCCTTCTTAGAGGAAACAACCTGGGGAACATTCTCATAATCTGGATCAAAGCTTTTCTCTACCGTTGAAGTTTTCTTCGCAGGAGGCTTCCCTCGTTGCACACCTGAGAATCTACCCTCATGTGAAACTGGAGCACCATGAACCTTGGCGAGCCAATTTGGGTCAACGCCCTTCTCCGGGTCAGGGGGAGCTGTTCGAACTTCTCTTATCTCTTCCGGTATATCCTCGAAAGTTGCTTTACCCTCTCCCCAGTCATGAAGCCATTTCACAAGCCATGAAACATAAGGCACCTTCTCCAACAACTTAAATATTGGTTCAAATAATTTCTGGCTCTTTGCATAACCAAGAACTGGAACTCCAATAAACATGATAGCTGCCGCCACAGTTGACCCAAGAACGGCCCACTGATTGGTCTTCCGCTGAAAACCCTCAGAATTCATTGGCGTGGATTGATTAGCCATCGGCGTTGTTCTTGCCACTGCCCACGCTCGCATAGTGCTAGTTAAGGGCCACGACAAGGAATCAAAGAGCTTACAAGCCGACTCTGCTATCATAGTATACTTCTTCCACTCAAAATAGGAGTTAACGTTCTTGATCAAACTTGGAGCATGTCTAGCGCACAATCCATTAAACGTAACTAAACTGTCGCGACAGGCATCTAAAACCAATTGGAAAGATTGCAACACTGCCCCAATTCCAGCACTAACACTGGTAATTGAAGCGGCTATCGCCTCAGGAAATCTCTCCCAAGATTCCTGGAAACCCACAATCGCTGTAGATAAGGCCTCGGGCAAAGCTTCCCAGGAACGAACAAAATGATCAATCATTCGCACCAGCCTGCTCGACGACTCTGTTATAGTTTGGGCCAACGCATGAGGAATACAGTGCCACGCAGCCACGAAACGGTCAAATGTGTCAACTAATCGTGGAAGAACTCGCATGGCACAATACAGGATCACTAAACACCACGTTAGGGTCCACCCAACGTTCTGTATTGCGTTGGCCCATTCCGCAACTTCAAGCAGAATTGGACCTGGATTAGGTTCGATACCCTCAGTAGTAAGATCCTTGACGAAAACTGAATATTTTCCACCAAATGTGTTTTTAAGGATTCTCTCTTCACACATCGTTCGCAACAAGTCAAAGAAAACTGGCCAGTCAACAACCATGCCATTCATTTTTAAGTAATCATAAACCTTACCAGCATAAACTGGCTCAGAGAATAATCCTATAAAATCACGAATGCATTCTTTGATATTGACCAGAGTACTCTGATTTTTGTAACACAAAGCACCATATTGTGTGAGATACCAGTAGGGTGGTGAGCCATTATCATCAACAACCAAACCTCGCGCCTTAAGTTGTAACAGGAACGACTTCACTTGGCGCCAGGTTATTTCAGGAAATTCTTCAAGGGCACGCTTATAAATACGTCTTTCGCGCACCTTAATGTTGGGATACTTGATACTCAAATACGTACAAACCCAAATCTCAAAATCTTTTGGGGGAGCACAAGATGTTTTGTCCCATCCAGGATTAGGCTCCACTCCCTCCTCAGCCAATAATTTCTGAGACGAAAGGGGACGAAGCTCATCCTTTACGTATAACCACTTACGTTTGGGGTAAAACTGTCCAGCACACTTAGGCCAAACCTCCTCCCAATTGGACCAGTCATCACCATATTGCAAATAGATTTTCTTACCCACTATCACCCGGTAAGATTGACCGATCCAATCCTTAGCACTGCTTATGTCCACACACTTTTGACGTGTGTATCGAGCAACATTACAGTGACAAGGTTCATTTCCTTGGTTATTTTTAACATAATTCCCGAATGAACCTTTATATTGACGTTCACAATTCTTCCATACGTCAATGTGTGTTGTTGAGTCAATAGGTTCCTCAACAACATCACTCTCCTCCCCTGAATCCCATCCATAACCAGGGTATCCAGAACACATGCAAATCGCCTCCAAATGTGGTTTATCTACATCGACGTTTGCATCAACCCATACAAGCTTAATTTGCATCAGCTCATAACAAACTTGGCATTCCAATGCTTGTAGGGTACGCGTGCAAGGCCAAAGCCCCCACGCAAAAGAGGACACCATCTGTCCATAATCTAGGTTCCAAGTAAAAACCATATCTTCCCCAATATAATCTTTGTAACCAAGACTAGGCCAGGCATCCGGGTCGGTGGCCCGGGCCTCAACAACAAGTTCTTCAACTAGAGCTTGAACCTGCTGGAGTTGTAATCCATGTACTGTCACTGCATCTCCTCTCATCAAATAAGATGCCAGTGTAAGCTCACAGTCATGGTAGTTGGGAAGAACCTGTGGGCCCTCACTCACTTGGGTATCAACCGTGAAATAACTGGCGACATCGTCAGTTACCTCTTCCCAACTAACTGCTTCAGCTAATTCTTGAAAATGATCGAGCGTACTCGCCTCATCTTCCACGAGCTCTGGAACATCCTCATCCGAAGACAAGTCTTCCCAGCTCTCATCATTATCACGATCAGGAAAGAAAGCATCAACTTGTTTCTCCTCATCACCCGACGCCCTTTCGGGAGTTACAACGGTACGTGACTGGGTATTATTGTTGTTCTCATTCATGTTGGACATTGTGAACTAACTAAAATGCAGGGCTATACG